TGCCGAACCGAGACCACAGGAAATCCACGACATCCTGCTCTATCCGGTGTTCGTTATTGCGCTGCAATATCGCTACACGGGGGCTGTCGATAAGGCTTGTAACAGACCTGTTTGACCTGCCCTTGGTGTAATCATCTTGCAGCAATGCATCCACAACGACATCAGGGAGGTTGAACTGGTTAGTAATCTTCATCGTATTTCGTGTTGTGGTAGAACTTTGTGCCACTTGTGCATGGAAACGCGAGAGTACCCGCCTTTTTCCTTTTTACAGTTAGTGACCTTGTAAATGAACGGACAGTCTTTACCCTGCCCAATTCTGAACTGGCTGACGTAGTTGTTGACACAGCTCACAACCCGAACCTTGCCAAGGCCTTCGTAGTCATAAGGCACATCAAAGTGCTGACCGGCCTTCAACGCTGCTATGGTCTCCATAACCTCAATCCTCAATAGAGATTCTTTCGAGGGTGGCTTAGGACTGTCTTCGATCTTGAACATATTGCACTCCTGCGTTTGCTCTTTAGGTGACTCGATAAACTCGTAAACCGTATTGTCCTGCCCCACGTTTTGGATCAGGGTATTTTCTGACAGAAAATGTCGAATCCGGTTCCACACTGCTTTTAACATCGTTCTGCATTCTCCGTATTGCTGACCTAATGGCGTTGGTTTTCGCTTTGCGATGCGCCTCGCTCTCAGTCGGGACAAAAAAGGATTGGTCAACCCTCATCTGTTCCACAATCTTTTTGAAGTTTGCTGGCAGGCTTTCTCCCGCGCCCATGCGGTTGTCCTTGGGTAGTGGGACATTGTCCTCCAAGACCAATAAATCTTCGTTGTTGCTCGTCATAAGTGATGAACCCTTCGTCTTCCAATGCGGTTAAAAATGATTTGATTTTAGCCATGTGTCCAGTGTGTATGCTAGAGTGAGTACCGAATCTAGCATATGGAGTATACATTGACAACAGTACAGTTCACAATTTATGGTGAACCTGCATCGAAAGCAAATAGCCGAAAGCTTGTGACGATTCGGGGGAAGACTGCGTTCATCAAAAGCAAGAAGGCTAGGGATTATGTAGACACGTTTGCCAAGCAATGCCCTGTACTACCAAAGCTTCTGGAGGGGGATCTGTCGGTGACCATGAATATTTTCTATGCAACGAGAAGACCTGATCTGGATGAATCGGTAATCCTAGACTGCATGCAGGACAAGATTTATGAGAACGACAGGCAGGTGAAACAAAAACACATTTTTTGGGGGTTAGACCGTGATCAGCCGAGAGCAGAAATCTGCGTGGAAAAAGCGCAGGAGAAAACTTAAGAAAAGAATTTTTATGCAAACTGTAAAAGATATCGACTCAGATTCCTCAAGAGATAGAATCAGTGCCATCCAATATTTTGCAGATGAGACAATCACTATGCCGTTCAATGTAAGTGCTGACTTTAGGCAACAAGCTTTGGCTGCTGCTCAGTTGCGGGGTGTTGAAAGGAAGAGGGCGGTGATGGATCTGCTGGAGGAGGTGATAAAACCGGCTAGGAATATTCCTGTTCAGGAAGATTCCTAATTATTTAAGGAATGTTCCAAGCTGGGCATATTCCTAAGACCACCTGACGGTGGATTTTAACCACAGCAAAAGCAGGAGTGCAAATGCTAAATAAAGAAGACTTGGATTCGATCCTAGTCCAATACACCGAGAACGCTCGTATACCTTGCCCAGTATGCAGTGAAACAAGAAAGAAGAAGGGCATGAAATCAATGACTGTAACGATGGACGGGAACACAACCCTGTATCACTGCCATCATTGCGGTTTAGCTGGCAAAACAGACCATCCAGACTACCGCCCACAGGCACCCAAAGTCAGGGCAATATCCGTACCGAAGACCACCGATAAAGAGTTGATCAGTAAATGCTTGTCAGATAGAGGTATAGACCCGTCTGTCGTTGACAGGTATCCGGTCGTTAGTGGCACAAAGTTCTACCACAACAGCGGTGAGCAGCCGTCTATCGGTTTTGTCTACGGCAACAAAGAAGCAGTGAAGTGGCGTAGCGTCGAGGGCAAGGCGTTTACACAAGACGGTGCTGCCCGAACCCTGTGGGGTGCAGAGCAGGTGCCAGATGACGCAACCACACTGGTCATTGTCGAGGGTGAAATGGATTTGCTGGCATGCGCTACGGCTGGCATAGATTCCTGCGTCAGCGTACCCAACGGTGCGCCACAGAAAGTAAGCACAAAAGAACTAAACCCAGAAGACGATAACAAGTTCGCCTACATCTGGGCGGCAAAGGATTTGATTGAGCGGGTAGACAGGATTGTCCTAGCTGCTGACGGTGACGATGCTGGGTTCGCATTGGCTGAGGAGTTGGCTAGGCGTATCGGTAGGGCCAAGTGCTGGTCTGTCGAATGGCCTGATGGATGCAAGGACGCAAACGATGTTCTGGTAAAGCTTGGGCCAGAGGCATTGGCACTGGCAATTGACAGGGCGGCAGCTATGCCGTTGGAGGGTGTGTACTCAGCGGATGACTATGCTTTGGACATTGCTCACCTGTACGACAACGGCTTGGTGGGCGGGATGTCTACGGGGATACCGTCTGTCGATAGGTTATTCACAGTGGTGCCGGGGCAGTTGTCTGTGGTTACCGGACTGCCGGGATCTGGCAAGTCTGAGTTTATTGACCAGATAATGGTTAATCTGGCACAAAACGAGGGCTGGAGGTTTGCCATTGCAAGCTTTGAGAACCCACCTCCCCTGCACATCGCCAAGCTATCAGAAAAGTTTGTCGGCAAGCCGTTCTTTGACGGGATGCCAAACCGCATGAGCAGGGTTGAGTCTGTCAGTGCTATGAACTGGGTCAACGATCACTTCCTGTTCTTGGAGCAGCGTGGAGGCGAGGCAACCACAATCGACAGTATCCTAGACCGCGCTAGGCAAGCTGTTATGAGGCTGGGCATACGAGGCTTGGTCATCGATCCGTACAATTACATTTCGCAGAGTAGGTCATTGGACAATGAGCATCAGGGCATCAATGAGATGCTGACTAGGCTTGTTGCGTTTGCTAGAGCCAATCAGATTCACATCTGGTTTATCGCTCACCCAGCCAAGATGCCAACCAACCCAGACGGCACAACAGCGGTGCCAAAGGGGATGAACATCTCTGGTAGCGCCAGCTTCTTTGCCAAGGCAGACCTTGGGATCACCGTACACCTCAGCCCAGAGAAGGCCACTGAGATACATGTCTGGAAGGTCAGGTTCAAATGGATAGGCACTACGGGCGGCACCGTCTTGGACTATGACATACCTACGGGCAGGTACAGTGAAATCAGCTATGACGATCTGCCAGACCCGTTCTCGCCGCCAAGGGTGAAAGACTTTAACGAGACCGACGATGAGTGGGACGTTGAAATCTAAGGTTAACGACATTGGCACGGCGGCACTCCACCGCCGCCATGTCATCGCCTTGGAGGAATCCGATAGCGGTATAGGCCGCGCCCGTGTTGCTGACCAGACATTCATTGATCATTTACTGCTCAAGAAATACATAACGATTAGGCACCACCAAGCTGCCGAGAGAATACTTTCGCAAGCTGTTCAGGCTGGCGTTTACCTCAAGAGTCCAGACATGACCGCTACGCACAGTGGTGGGCATCGGGGAAATCGCAACGAACAAATCCTGATGCTCAGTCGCACGTTCAAAAGAATTGCAAAAGAATTTGGGGAGCATGCAGCCTCCCTGACCTACCTGATGATAGTAGAGGACAAGCCAACCGACTCGCTGTCTGACATAGAGACTCTGACAACCGTCCTAGATTCGGTTTAGCAACCACAAGCAACTTACGCACATTCGCGTAAAAAGTTGGAAAGTTGGTAGCGAATAACTGGCTATCAAAAAACCCCGCAAAGCCTTATTCCACATAGCACCTATAGGTGTGTTGTAGATACCTGTGGTCTTGCCGACTGAGCAGGAATATATAAACCAGTCAGGACGGACAGACAGACACCACCCCATAGGGGTGTCTGTCTGTCCGGTACTACCGACATAAATATTTTTATCACCGACAGAAATGTTTTTGTGACCCTTGGTGTATTTTCTGTCCGGCTTGGGGGTGGCTATCAAAAACAGCCTGTAGGAACTGATACCGCTGGTCACCTATAGCCGTGTTGTAAGTACCCGTCGCTACGTTACCAGCGCCGTTACCAATAGCGGTGTTATGTGTGCCAGTGGTGATGCAAAACACAGTTGTAGGTGGGCTATCAAAAACCGTGGGGCAGGATGACTAACACGATACTGGGACTCATCCCAGATTTTGGGCGCAAGATGTACCTGTTTGGTGTCGAGCTATCTAAATGTTGTTTTCATATGGGAGTTGTAAAGCATGCAGGACGCAAACTTTTTTACTTATTGACTGGTCAATAAACTAGGGGGGGTTCCCCCTAACCAAGCTGGAGAGGCTTGGCAGGGGGTGGGGAGAGCAGGAGTCCGGTGATTAGAACCTAATACACTCCAGCGGTCAACTATGGACAGTCTGGGCAGAACGGTAACATTCGGCCCTCTTCGTCCTCATCTTCGTACATCTCAGCGCCACACGCATCGCAGTATTCTGCGTCATACTCGTATGGGTTGTGAAACGAACTGTCGGGTCGATCACACATCAATGCATCTCCTCTGGTGAGCAGGTGCATTCTTCTAACTGCTCGACTAGCCAGTCGCTGTATTCGCTGGCAGCCTCTACGCAGATCAGTGCAGCCTCTGCTGGAGAGCTGACCTTGTAGGTGAGCAAGACCATGCCAATGATTCTGGCGATCTCCCACCCACCCTCTAAATCATCGGGCAGGGCTTCGTGAAGCGCCATGCTCACCTTCTCAAACTTCTCTTGATTATCCATACTATTTGCCCTCCACGGCGGTTTCTACGAGTTTGATGTAATCCATAAGCTCCTCACTAGTCTCAAAGTAAGGGGTGCCATTGGTGAAGTAATTCACCGAACCAGTGCCTGCCCAGTAACGCAGGTCATTGAGGTAATTTTCCAAAAGCTCTTGCTCAACCGAAGGTGTGCGGTTGCTGTAAACAAACCAAACCGGAACAAACCACAACGCGATCATCGCGGGGAATGCGATCACGGGCGTTAACCCGAACCCGCTGCCGAAAGAGTACTCGTATCCCAGCAGCGCCATAAGCGCAGACAAAGCAGCGCATACCACTGCCAGCGTTAACGTAATCTCGAATCTCATATCACTATTCTCCAAAAAATAAGTAATGGGTTGCGGTGCGGATTGCACCGTAGTGACCACCAAGGTAGGCACTACACTGAAATCAGCGTGAGCAGTTTTTCTCGTCATACTCAGGACGCATCGTGCAAGTTTTACATCGTGGCTAGGATGGGTCGCGGCTATTGCCGCTGTTATGTAACCCGTATCACCTCACCGAAGGGTTCGCACCCAGCGAAGAAAGGCTCACGGTCTGTCGTTGCCCAGATCACCGGATAGTCAGGCTCACTGAAGTCGTGCCAGCCGTCTGGCCCAACGTCACCCCAGCCATCGGTGAAGTAGATCATCGCGCATGGCTCCAAGCCCTCACGCGCAACATAGTTGAACGGTGGGTTGAATGCCGTGCCGCCAGTCTCAGGAATCCTGAGCGTTAGATCCTCATGCCGATCAAACTCCTCAACGCCGCAGAGGACATGGTGGCAGTAGATCACCACAGTCTTGATCGGGTTGATCTCATCAATGATGTCCTGCACATGGCCTGCAATAGCGTCTAGCTCGTCTTGGCCTATTGATCCGCTGGTGTCTACCGACACAACAAGCTCGCCGTTAGGCTCACGCTCCTGCGTCGGCAAGATCATGCCCTGCGAGAGCAGTCGGCGCTCTGGTCGAGCAAAGGTGTGCTCAGTCAGAACATAGTCGGAGAACGCATCCTTGAGATGCTCGAACCAAGGGACTGGGTCACCGGATACGCCACTGATGATCTGGTCAACAGCAGCGCCTCGGCCCTCGCCTTTGCCCTTGATTTTATCCTGAGCCTTGGCAGCTTCGAATATCTGGCTGGTGATCTCGCGCTGCACAGAAGCTTTCTGGTCAGCAGACATCGGGGTGCCGTCATTGTTGGTGCCTTCCCAGACTTCGCCCCAAGGCGCGTCAGGGTCAGCAGGGCCGTCGCCGTCACCAGAGGTGCCAGTGTCGCCAGCATCGCCAGTATCGCCGTCAGGGCCGCCCTCAGAGCCGTTGTCGCCTTGATCAGGGGCATCCCCATCGGCAGCGCCATCGCCTGAGTCATCATCGTCAGCGCCACCGTTGCCAGTGCTGGGCTTGTCGGCCTCAGTGCTGCGCTGGCTTTCGAGGATGGTGTACACCTGTTCGGCAGACTTGCCAATGTAGTCGGTGCTGTACAGGCCATCGTGAACCTCAAAGCCCTCACGCACTAGCGCGTAGTTGATGGCGTAGTCGGCGGCCTCATTCCAAAGCTTGTGGTCACGGCTGCCCTTACGCAGGTGATGGAACCCATCAACGTGCATGATCTCATGAGCCAGTACGGTCATGATGAACTTGTAACCGTGGATGGCGTACTGCTCAGGCACCCACTTCTCGTTGAAGTAGATAGCCTTTCCATCGGTTGCCATCGTAGAGGTCTTGGTTGACGGCACCAGCAGTAGCTGATGCAGTCGGAAGCCAAAGTATGGAAACTCGCGCAGCATGCGCCGTCGAGCTTTCAACATAATGTTTAACGCTGACATAAGTATTTCTCCGTTAATCCCAAAGGCCAGTGAGGTTATCGACAATCGACTTGGCCTTGTTGGCAACAGCCTGACGCTCACTCGAAGAGTCGCGCAGCCGCTGAGGATCTAGGCCGTTAAGCTGAGACAGAATAGCGTTGCTTGCCTGCGTAAGCTTGGGGTCGCCGGTAATGTTGAGTGAAGGCAAAACCTGAGCAAGCTTCTCGATATTCTCGACAGTAGTATCTGCAAACTTGCTTGCACGTTTGGCACCAGCAGGCTTGCTACCGTGCCGCTCTAGGCCGTCAACCAGAGACTGCAAGGTGTCGATCACGCGCTCATGCACAGACTCAGCAGCAGACTCGACGCGCTTGTTGATATCGGACTCGGCCTGAGCCTTGATCTTGGCGATCTTGTCGGCAGGCAGGTTGACCCTGATATCACCGGAGTCGGGCATGGCGCGTAGTATGTAGCTGAATTGGTAACTGCCAGCGACAAACTCAGCACTGGGTAGCTCTGAGATATCGAAAGAATCACCAAGGTCTTTCTTGGCACGTTTGAGTATGTTGGGCCACTCGGTAATGACCTCGCGCTTTAGCTCTTCAGCGCGGTCTACTTTCTTGTCCCACTCAGCCTCGAATGTTTCGATCTGGTCAACGGTGATCAGGCGCACACCGTCTTCCCAAGGCATGGTCAGGGGGTTGAGCACTGAGTTGCGAAGCTGCCCAGCGATACGGTTGAGTGCCTTAACGGCGGGTGCGTCGAGCAGTTTCTTGGTCACGGTAATGACCTTGGGGTTGGCGTTCTTAGTCGCGGCAACCTCAGCAGATATGCTGGTGTCTTTGCGGCTGTTTGAGAATTTCTTGATCGTCGCGGCGATCAGCATTGCGTTGTTCTGGATCTTGTCCATAGGTATTTACTCCAAAATAAATAAGGTGGAGGGGCCGAAGCCCCTGTTGGGTTTAGTACGTTGCCTTGTGGGCGACATACTCAGGTGAAGCCTTAAGGTCTGGGTCACGGCGCGTTGCCAGTATCCAGAACACCTCCAGCAGTTCGTTGTTGATGCGGGACACAACGGTCACGCCATTGCCAAGGTTGTCGGCGGTCACCCGCGCAGCCAGCGCAGCGGTCACTGCATACTGAGTGGTGATCTCATTGGGCAGTGGCACGTTGTGCGGATCTGACAGAAACAAGTTGATGTCTGGCAGGTTACGCATGGTGCGGAGAAAGGCGACAAACTCGCCAGCAGCGCCAGCGCCGATAGCGCCCTCAATGGCGATGTGCTCCAGATCAGCCGCCATACCATCGTCAAGGATGTCGCTGACAGATTCCCATGTTCGCGGGGTAGCGATGGCAACCTTGTCCTTTGCGGTGCCGCCATTAGGGAACTCATGAATGAGTCCGGCCTGATCACCGACAGCCTCACCGCGAAACTTCAGGAACGCGATTACCTCTGGGCGAACCCCAATATCTTGGAAGTAATCGGTGGTCTCAGCAGCGGATGGCATAACATCTAAGTGATACTTAAAGCGGGTGCTCACAGCAGCATCCATACGCCCAGACACACCAGCGCCGTCATTGGGACGGTTGGATGCGGCAATGACAAACCAGCCAGCAGGCAAGATGTAGTCGCCCAAGCGGAACTCATTAAGCAACTGGTAGCCAGCATTTTTGACCGACTGGCATGCAAGCTGTATCTCATCCAAGAACAGGATGCCGAACTCGCCGTCACGCGCCACATTGGGCAGCCATGATGGCGTAGACCACTCGGTAGTCTTCGATGGCCCAGCCGACAATAGCTGATAGGCAGCGCGTCTTACCTCGTCACTCATGCCAGCAATCTCGTCATTACCCACCGTATCGAGCGCATCGCGCTGGTCACGAATGTACGGGATGCCGCGAGTATCGACTGCGTCAAACTGTGACAGGCGAACATCTAGCAAGCCGACAGGCTTATCAAAGTGGGCGCTAAGCTTGGTGATCAATTGTTTGACGATGGATGATTTGCCAACGCCGTAGGTGCCCCAGAGATACACGGGCTTGTGGCGCTTGCCGCCAGATAGTTGACTGATGGCGTGTGCCAGCAGCATTTCTGAGGCCTGCGAAGGGCTGACCTTTGATGCGTTAATGGACATAGTATGTCACTCCAAGTTGTTGTATTGGTTTTCCAAGACCGCCCTCCTGCGCGGTTTCGGCTGAGAACCACCCAGCCTCGTCAGTTGGAATGTTAGAAGCGTATGCGCTCACCAGCGCCCCAGCTTTGAAACTTAAGCATTGTTTAAGCCCCCATCAGCAAGGTTTTTAGTTGAGCGATTGAGCGCCCACTAATTGCTGCCAGCTCCCGCAGCGTGATGTTTGAAGAATCAAACAGGCTGATGATTTGTTGGTCTGTCATTTACAAACTCCCGATTGGTTTTCCAAGACCGCGCCTCCTGCGCGGTTTCGGCTGGTTACCATCCAGCACTCATCAGTTGGAAAGTAGATCGTCAACCCAAGCCTCGAAATCCTCGAAGCGGTCAAAGTTAGGAACGACGCATACTGAAACAGCATGCACGTTGCCAGTGTATTCAACCTGCCCAGTGGCAAGGTCTAGGAACGACACGCGCCCCCGCTCAAGATCAACACGTTCTTCCATGTTTAAGACCCTCGCATGTCGATGGTTATGAAAGCCTCACGCCCACGGTCAGTCGCGTCAGACAATCTTTGCCAAGCAAAGCTCTGAGCGTCATCAGCACTGCGTGAGTGGGCGATGATCACTGGTCTGCGATCACCAATTTGTTGGGTCACTTGGAACCCGCTGCCGACAGGCATTCTCGAAATGGTAAAGGTTGTTGTCATTACAGACTCCCGATTGATGCACTGCCCTGCGATTGCAAAGCCCTGCGGATTGATGAAATGAATGCACGCTTTCGCATGATCATTCGGTTAAGGAAAAGACGGCGGCGGTTGAACCGCAGCACTGCCTTACGTTCTGAAGTAGTCATCACACTTTCTCCAAATTGATCGAATCAACAATAAGCACTCGGTGAGTGGTCATTGGTGAGCCGAAGCTCTGCGGTAGCTGAGGGGGTAAACCTCAGCCAATAGCCCGAACCGCAAGCGGCATTTGTATGCCTGTCGGGGAACTTGTGTATCGCTTAACGCCGTAGGTGCGCCGGACTCTTACCGGAGGGGCTGGGCCTCTATGACCCGCAGCGCGTTTCATAACGCACCCCTGTCGCGTAGGCGGTAGGCCTACCAGACTTGGTTCACATTTAAGCCTGTCTCTCAAGGCACCCCGTGAGGGGCTTGGCGGGGATTGGGAAAGCCTCCCCCGTGGGCTTGAGTGGATTTTACACACATATAAAAACAGTACGCAATACCCTGTAAGCAATAAATAATTAAGCTTGCAGATACAACGAGTGGTGCGGGGATTTATTACTAGCCCTTTTGATATTGGCTCGCCACACGGTAAGCAGGGGGATGAATTCGGGATAAGAGGAACGCGCACGCGAATAGCAGGTAACAGTGTGCAATACAAGTATTGACAAGCAAATAAGCAGTAAATAGTTGGTATGCAGTATAAAGTGCTTTGTAATCAACAAGTTACATACGAATTTCCGTCTAAGCGTAGTTCGAGGGGTAGGCAATGCGATGGTATGGGTTAGGCCAAACGTCGCTTAGAACGCAATTCTGGGCCTCCTAGCGGCAAGTACGATATGTCAAGCTTTTTGTGCATATAGTTTACTGGGTACTGGTGATGGACGGTCAGTGCGTCGGCAGTATGATCGGCACCAATACAGGCATTGGAACAGGCAAGCATGGGCAGACCGAAGTCAGGACTCACCAGCAAACAGCGGCATTTTGCGCTGGCACTGGGTAGTGGTGCAGGCATGAGCTTAAGTGATGCGTACAGGGAAGCGTACCAGTGCGAGAACATGAGCGCGGCAGCCATCAGGACAGAAGCCAGCAGACTCGCCGCCAACCCTGCCATTACCCTATTGCTGGAGCAGATAAGGGAGAAGAATGAACGTGCAGTATCGGCCTCGCTGGTCAGCGACAGGGAGAAAGTTCTGGAGCGGCTGCGCCAGTGGATGGACAGTGCCGAGCCTACCGATACCAACAAGCTCAAGGCAGCGCAGCTACTGGGCCAGACTGTGGGCATGTTCAAAGATGTAGTCGAGACAAACAGTGGCGACAGGGATAGCACGAGTGTCGCGGCAGAGATAGAGCGCCGATTAGCAGCACTCCAAGCCAAGGCTGATGACGAGGCCAAGCCTGACAGTTTGCATTAGC